GGCGCAAAAAGAGGCGGCCGCACGGGCTGAAAAGGAAAAAGCCGAGTCACAGCGGATCTATCGCAATTACGAAGAACGGAAAAACAGTCTGAAAGTAAAAGACTTCAGCGAAAGCGAAGATGCCGTTACCGACGCCTTAAGTATTACGCAACAAAATATCATATTGTGCGCGGCTAAAAAGCCGGAGCTGATCGTTTATGCACTGGGAAAATCCCCGGCTAAAATGGAAGAGCTGTCAAAGTTAAACGATATACAATTCGCCATGGAACTGGCGCGATTGGAGGACAATCTCAAAGTGGGAAAAAGAAAACCGAAAACCAAACCGGAAAAAACAGTCAACGGAACCGGAACATTATCCGGTACGACCGACCGAACGCTGGAACGCTTGCGCGAAGAAGCGGCAAAGACCGGAGACATGAGCAAGGTTATGCAGTATCGGCGCAAAAAAAGGCGGGCGGCGGCCGGGTAAAATAAAGGAAGAAAACAATGAGTGACTTCAGCAAGGAAGAAAGAGTCGCGTTTGAAGATATATTAGAAGGGTTCGAGGACGCCCTGGTCATTTCCCGCAACGTCTCCAAATACAATGTGGAAGACACCATGAGCGAGCGGGCCAACGACATTATCTGGCGGCCCATGCCCTATATCGGCGTTACTTACGACGGAACCGACCAGACCGCCAATTTCCAGGATTACACCCAGCTTTCGGTTCCGGCCACGCTCGGTTATGAAAAGAGTTTTCCCTGGATCATGACGGCCAAAGAGCTGCGCGACAAATTACAGGAAAAGCGATTGGGCGAAGCGGGCTATCAGAAACTTGCCAGTGATATCAATGTGGCCGTTACCAACGTAGCCAGTTTACAAGGTACTTTAGTCGTCGATGTCGCTACCGCCGCTACCGGGTTTGACGATATCGCCGAGTTTGAAGCTATCATGAACGAAAGCGGAGTCCCTCAAATGAATCGTTATGCCGCCCTGTCTACTCGTGATTATAACAATATGGCTTCAAACTTAGCCGATCGCGGCACAGTCCAGGGAAAAGTACAGACAGCCTACGAAAAGGCCCGTATTGGACAGCTAGCTAGTTTTGACACCTATAAACTGGACTACGCCTATCGTCTGGCCGCCGGGACCGCAACCGGGATCACCGTCAACGGCGCTAATCAATATTACACGCCTCAAGCAACCAGTACGGCGGCGACCGGCGAAACAAGCAACGTGGACAACCGCTATCAAACCCTGGCAATTGCCGCCACGGGTACCCTGGCCGCCGGAGATTGTTTCACCATCGCGGACGTTTACAATGTCCACCAGGTCACCAAACAGTCTACCGGTCAGCTCAAGACTTTTCGCGTTATTACCGGAGGCGGAACCGGAAATATCGTTATTTCGCCCGCTATAATCAGCGGAGACGGTGGAACCGATGCCGAACTCCAATACCAGAATGTCGATTCCACGCCGGCTAACGGCGCAACCATTACGCTGCTAAACATCGCCGCCGCTTATGTAAACCCATTCTGGTATCGCGATAGTATCGAAATCAGGCCGGGGCGCTATGCCGTACCGACCGGATCGGGCGCGGCCGTCATGCGGGGAACCACCGACAACGGTTTGGAAGTCGTCTGGCAAAAATTTTACGATATCAACACCATGAAGATCAAATACCGTCTTGATTGTACATTCGGCGTAACTTGCCTTGCTCCTGAAATGACGGGTATCGGAATCTTTAGTCAAACTTAGAGGGCTTGTAAAATGCCGTTAAAAAAAGGCTACAGCAAAAAAAGTATCTCGCAGAACATAAAAACGGAAATTAAATCGGGAAAAAAGAGGAGCCAGGCTGTGGCCATAGCCCTTGAAACCGCGCGGCGCGCTAAGAAGAAAGCTAAAAAGAAAAAATGAAAAAAGAAATGGTAAAGATTTACCGGCGCTCAAGCCCGCGCACGGGTAAAGATTACGACACGCGTCTGATATTGAAAACAGATCTGAAAATTAATTTAGCAAGAGGGTGGATAGTCAAACCGCCAAAGCCGATCGAAGCAAAGGCAAAAGGATCGCCGGTTCCGGATCCGGAACAAAATTTAAGCCGGGACGAAATCATCGCTCCATCCGACATCAGCGACCGGTTAAAAGAGGCAATCAAAAACGATAGCGGTCCACTTAGAGCAATTGCGGCGCGTCATCATGTCAGTTTTAACTCCGTCCAAAAAATACGGGCGGGTAAACTATGAGTTGGACGAAAAGACAATTCGTGCGCCAGGCGTTTTCCATGATCGGATATGCCGATTACGATTACGATTTACAGCCGGAACAATTACAAAATGCCCTTTATATTCTCGATTCGATGTTGGCTACCTGGAACGCCAAAATGGTACCATTGGCGTATCCCGTCCCCGGATCGCCGGAAGACAGTGATTTGGACGATGAAAGCAACGTTCCCGACAGAGCGAACGAGGCAATATACCTCAATCTGGCATTAAAAATCGCACCGTCACTGGGCAAAACCGTATCACCCGACCTAAAAGCGTCCGCTTGGTACGCTTACAACAATCTATTGTCATGGGCATTGAGCAATCCGCGTGAAATGAGCATGCCGGATACCATGCCGCGCGGCGCGGGTAACAAACCATGGCGTTTTAACAGCGACGAATATCTGGAGCAAACCGCCGATCCGTATCCACCATGGGGAGAGACATAAATGTATATTAAGAATTTAACGGCGTTGGACAGTTTGACGGCGGGAGACAATATCGCCGTCGGAAGCAGCACCAACGGAGATGACCGCAGGGCGGCGTTATCCGTATTACTGTCGTATATTCAGAGCAATTTAACCATAACGGATACGGCGGCTTTTGCCGAATACACGACACAATACGCCGCCCCATCGGCCACCGGTCAAAGCGTTCAAGTAACGGACGGCGACGACAGTATTCATCTGATCATTACTCCGGTTGCCGGTTACGCCGCCATGACGATCGTTTTACCCACTTCCACTAATTGTGCCGACAAGCAGGATATTTTAGTCAATTGCACCGAAGCCGTAACCACTTTGACGATCGACGGTAACGGAAGCACCGTCGCCGGTGAGCCGACGACTTTAGCGGCCGACGCCTATTTCAGATTAAAATACGACCTTCCCGGGACCACCTGGTATCGGGTCGGATAAGGAGAAAAACAAAAAATGACACAAGTAATCATCTACCCTTACGGTACCAAAAAAGTTACCGTTCCCGTCGGTCAATATATCATTATAGCGGCCTATGAGGGCGACGCCAAAGTCTATTTAGGCGTATCCGATCCCAATATGCCGACCGTCTATAGTTACTATTCGACCGTTACCAATACGGAAAGCACGCTGGGAACCTGGTCCGCTGCTCAAGACGTTCGTATCGAAGCCGGAGCCGGGAAGGTATACTACAATGTCGGCGCGAGCCCGACCATCAGTTTACCCACACCGAATACTTTAGCCGGTACCGGCGATCCTTTTGCCTTAACCGGCGAGGCCGGGACTCAAGGTGGGGCCGTTAACGTAACCGGAGGAACCTCATCTACTTCCGCCAACGCCGGGGGAGCCGTTGCGATAACCGGAGGGACCCCGGGAGCGACCGGAGCAGGCGGCGCGGCTTCTATTACCGGTGGAGCCGGTGGCGCAACATCGGGAACCGGGGGCGCATCCTCGGTTACCGGAGGAGCGGGAACGGCCGGAAACGCAACCGGTGGAGCGGCTTCGGTTACCGGTGGCGCGGGTCAGGGAACCGGAACCGGCGGCGCAACCAGTATGACCGGCGGCGCTTCCGGTGCAGGCGCTACCGGGACAGGCGGAGCGGTATCGGTTACAGGCGGCGCGGCGAGTTCTACTAATGGAGCCGGTGGGGCGGTATCCGCAACCGGTGGTGCCGGAGCAGGTACAGGCGCGGGAGGCGCGATATCTACCATCGGAGGCGCGGCAGGCGCGACCGGAACCGGTGGCGCGGTTACCATTACATCCGGTGCCGGTGGAGCTACTTCAGGTGTTTCCGGGGCCGTCGCCGTGTCATCAGGATCGACAACCGCCGCAAGTGCTACCGGGGCTGTCAGTATCGGGAGCGGCGCAGGAGCCGCAAGCGCAGCCGCTACGGCCGGAGGCGCTTCTGGAACGCTTACAGTATCGACCGGGGCGGGCGGAGCAAATACCGGTGGTGCCACCGGTGAAGCCGGAGGTGCAGGCGGCGCTATGACCGTCAGTACCGGAGCCGGTGGCGCCACCAATAGTACCGGAGCCCATGACGGAGGCGCCGGTGGTGATTTAGGCATCACGGCCGGAAACGGCGGCGCCGCATCGGCCGGAACCGGTGACGGTGGGGACGGTGGAACCATCACTTTGACTCCCGGAACCGGGGGCGCCACGACCGGAGGAGCCGTTGGGGCGATCGGGCAGGTAAAAGCGGCCGGTTTATTCGCCTTGAATGCCGCGCAAGTGCTGGATATGTCCGACGCTACCGTACAATTGACGGTCGATCCGGGTTCCACGGCCGGAACCGTTTTAACATCCAACATCATGATGGTGGACCCTAATAGCTCCGGCGCCGGTGAAGATCTGGAATTACCACCGGAAGCCGATGTTCCGGGGGTCGTACTTTGGATTTATAACACCGGCGGAGAAAACATAGTCGTTAAAGACGATTCCGGGGGAACAACCGTTGATACGATTGCCACCACGGAATTCGGTTTCTTCTTTTGCGACGGAACCGCTTGGCACGGAATGAACGCAGCTTAAATATGCAGATACCGATCGTCAACGGAATTTACATTGATGAAACACCGGATGTTAGGGACTGGTATCCGAGGAACATGGTGCCGGTTCCTAAAAATTCCGGTATTTCCACGGGTTTTTTACGCCCGCATGAAGGGATCAGAACCTATGGGACCGGCCCGGGTCTTGATCGCGGAGGGGTATGCTGGAATGGTACTTGCTATCGCGTTATGGGCTCCAAGCTTGTTTCGATTCCCGCAGGAGGAGGTGCCGCGGTTGAAATAGGCGATGTGGGCGGAAGTACTTCCCAGGTTAGTTTCGATTATAGTTTC